CTACAACGCGGTGCTCACGGCAGAGCAAGCGGGCGGCGCGGGGCCGGAGAAGCTGCAGAACGCCATGCGGACGCTCGAATGGTCAGCGCCGCTGATCGCCCGTGAGGTCGAGCGGGTGACGGGCAAGGAAATCATCGACGAGGAAGCCTTGGCCGACGCAATGCAGAAGCTCGCTGAGTTCCAGGTGCTCATCACCAAAGCCGTTGGAGGGAAGCCCGAATGACCGCAGCGAAAAAGATGATCCTGGCCCTACCGGGCGCAATCATGGGGGTGTTTCTGTCAATGAGCGTGGCACTGCAAGCACTCCTGATGCTGCAAGCCATCGACTTCGCTACGGGCTTTCTCGTCGCGTGGTCAACCGGCGCGGTGTCGTCGGATGTATCGCGCCGAGGATTCGTGAAGAAGGCCGTGGCGCTGCTGTTGATCGCGGCCATCCATGCGTTTGTCGCAGCGCACCCGATCGGCTTCGACCTCGCCTCCATGACGGCGACTTGGTTCTGTGCCACTGAACTCATCAGCATCGCCGAGAACGTCGGCCGCGCGGGCTGGCGCTTGCCGAAATTCCTCACCGACGCATTGGCGAAGGTCAACGCGGAAACGAACAAATAGGAGCACCATGAAACTACTGATTTACCTGGCCTTCGCCGGGGCGATGCTGCACGCGCAGACGACCGTGACTATCACCGACACTATCAAAACGCCCATGGGCGGCAACTGGAGCGGTACGGTCGTCGTGACATTGAACAACCCGGCGACGAGTCAGCCGCTTTACGCTGGCTCGGAAACGCTCTCCGGCTGGTCGCAGACTGTGACCGTCACGAACGGCGCGTTCTCGATTTCGCTCTACCCCAACGACGCCATCACGCCCACCGGGACGTCGTACACGGCCCGCTATTCGCCCACGAGTGGCGCGGGCTGGTCAGAAACGTGGGTTGTCCCGACCGGCGCGACCACCATCCGCGCGATCCGCTCGACAACCGTGCCGACGCCGAGAACGATGTTCACGCCGTCACAGATTACGCAGGCCTCCGCCACCCTTGGACAACTGCTCCGATGGAACGGCGCGGCTTGGGCCCCTTGGTCTCTGGTCGTTGGCCCGACGACTCCAGCCTCAGCGGCGGCAGCGTGTACGGCAGGAACCATCGCCGGGGATGTGGATTATCTGTATTTCTGCGTTTCGAGCGGCGCATGGAAGCGCGTCCAAATTCAGACGTGGTAAAGCCCGCACTGCCTTAGATACTCAAGCCCCTGCCCTAACCGGCGGGGGCTTTTTTATTTGGGGCGTGCGTTTTTCCCTTGCACATACTGTGGAGTATGTGTATTCTGGAGGTGTAGAGAGAAGCCGCTGAGGCGGCTGAGGAGAAGATGAAAATGACAAACGACGCATACAAGACGACTTTCCATCGCGACGGGACGGTAACCCTCTGGAGCGTGTTTCGCCAGCAGTGGACCCGGCGCGATGCTGCCGCGATCAGCGATGAACTGCTGGCCACCCTGACGCCAGCAGAGCGGGCGCGGATCGAGCGCATGGCGCGTAAGGTGGTAGCGTAATGCACTACAAAACCCAAGACGCCCTCAGCCGCTGCTGCCAGCGCGAACTCACGCCGATCCGCCGCCGCTGGAACAAGCGTAACGACGGGTACATCCTGACCGCTTCCAACGGCGACAAGCGGCACATCTACACCGGATCGGCCAACACCGCATGGGCCAATGCCGGATGGCCCGAGTACGGCGCAAACGCGGTGCTGTGGGTGAATGCGGAGCCGGTGAAGGGAGGTGCGGAATGACCCGCCGCCAATTCCGAGCCCTGCGCGTCCTGTACCGATCACTGAGCAACGAACAGCAGCGCACGCACTTCTATCAGTGCTTTCCTGCGGTGTATCGGGCAATTGAGCGAGAGAATGTATCGCCCAGACGTGGCCTGTGGTCTGATCGGCGAAGGGCGGCCAAGTTGGAGCAGTTGCGGCGGCAGAAGACCATGCCAAGCGGCCTGTCACTACTCGATCAATTCGAGTGGCTCACACGGCCGGGCGGTGCCGCATGAAACTTCCCGACCTCTCCCGCATCCCCCGCGAAGCCCTCGAAACCGAACTGGCCCGCCGCAAGCGGCCACCAGGCAAGCCGCCCAAACTGGCGCCGTGCCCGCAGTGCGGCGCTGTGGTATCGGCCCGCCTTCGCCGCCGCCCGTGCCCCCATGACCCCGCCTAGCGCGGGGTCTCTTGCGTCTCAGGGGATGGCCGCCACCCAATCCCACCGGTCCAAGTCAAGCACTGACACCCCTTCCGGCCGCACTGCCGTAGACACTCAAGCCCCTGCCCTAACCGGCGGGGGCTTTTTGCGTTTCAGGGGAAGAATTTTCGCCGCTCAAAAATTGTTTCGTAATTTTTGTGGACAACCGGCGGTCACCTGGCGTAATCTTGCCACATGGACGCAGAACGCAACGAAATGACGCAAAGCGATACAAAACGTATCACCGTAGCATTGGAGGCCGATCAGCTAGCGTGGATAGAATCGGAAGCCGCAGCGTGCAAACTTACCCAGGCGCAATATATCCGGATGCGGTTGGCGCAGTTGCAGGCGGCGGAGGTAGCCGCATGACAGCCGCCATCCTCAACATCCCACCCGGCGAAGCGATCCAGTTTGCGTTTACGATGGCGCTGGTGATCGGGTTCGGGTATCTGATCATTTGCGACATCGGGAGGCCCCGGTGAAGGCGGCCATCGTAGTAGCCCTCATGGCCTTGGCCATGCTTGCCGGTGGCGTGTCCTGCGGCTATCACGCCCTAGCCACCCCGCACCTGTACCTATTTGAGCGCATGGCGTTCGGTGGTGTTGGCGCGGTGCTGATCTTCAATGCTGCGGTTGGCCTGCAACTCGCCTGGCAGGTGCGCCAATGACCCGCCGCGCCATCGAGTCCCAATCGTCCGCCAAGGCCATGATCGAGCACTACATCGCAAAGGGTGCGGTGGTGGTCGAGGAGCGGAACGAGCAGGAGCGGCTCCGCAAGGAAGTGGAACGAAGCAAGCCCCGCATGGTCTTGCTTGGCTTCACTGCCACCCGCCCAGGGTAACGAGGCATTCTTATTTGTCAAGGAGTAGAGGATTAAGTAGCGAACGTAACGGTTGACGCCCCACCCGACCCGGCCCGGCTGGCTTAGGCTAGCCGGAGGGTGGGGGAATCCCGAGGAGAACACTATGAACTGGACATGCAAAGACGAACTCGAATCCCGCGCCGCGCAGTTTGAAGCGGGCACGGTGCGGCACATCGCTGACGCCGAGATGGACGACCGGCGCAGCGAAGTGGGGCGGATGATAGCGCGGGCTTGCGCTTGGGAATTGGAGCATCGGCTTGAGCGTTGCCAGATGCGCCTCCGCCGCTCGGAGCGCTGGGCCGACGCGCTGCTCTGGTTTTTCCTGGCGTCGCTGTTTGGCAATATCTTTCAACTGTGGAACTAATCCGGCGTGGCCCGGAGTGGGCGCTGTGGGCATGAGAAGGGTAGCTGCAACTGCACCATCTTACGTCCTGGGCACAGCGCCCTCTCGGGGCCAAACCAACGAAGCGGCGCTCTTGCAGCGCAGCGGCCCAGTATTGTCTCAACGAGGAAACATGGACAGAACCAAACACATCGGCGGGAGTGACATCGGCAGCGTCGTCAACGCGCCGCCCTACGGATGCGCCCGGAAGCTCTGGTATCAGAAACGCGGCGTCGAGCCGGACTACGCCGTGGAGTTCAAAGGTCATCTCATCCGCGGCACGAAGCTGGAACCGCTCATTGTGCAGGAGTACTGCGAGAAGACCGGCAATGACGTGCGCCGCCGCAAGACGATCCAAGGGCAGAGGGATTACGAGATCGGCCAGCCCGACCGCATCATTCTCAACGACCCGCGCGGTCCCGGCATCCTCGAAACCAAGTCGGCCAACGAGCGCAACTTCCGCAAGTTCCAGAAGGAGGGCTTGCCGCTCTCGTACCAACTTCAGATCCAGTGGTACATGGGTCACGCGCGTTACCGCTGGGGCGCGTTCGCGATTCTGGAACCGAGTAACTGGCGGTTCGATCACTTCGAGGTTGCCTTCGACGCGCAAGCATTTGATCTGGTTTGCGAGATGGTGGCGCAGTTCTGGGAGATGGTACAGGGCAACGGCGAACCCGACCGCCTGCCGGTGTCCGATAAGCGCTGCCAGTCTTGCGAATGGCGGCATACCTGCCAAGGCGTCGCGCTGCTCGAATCCGTAGACGCCGACGACACCGACGCCGAAATCCCGGCGCTGGCCGACTTGGCGCAGGAGTACCTGCAACTTCGCGAGGTTCGCGACGAGGCAGAGGAGGCCATGGATAGCGTGAAGGCTGAAGCGATGGGGTTGCTCGGCGACCGGGCTGGCGCAATAGCTCCCGGCTTCCGTGTGCTCTGCAAGCCTCAAACATCAATGCGCGTCGATTCCAAGGCGCTCAAATCCAAGTTCCCGGACGTATACGAGGCCGTTGTTAAGCCTTCCGTTTCCCGTCCATTTCGCGTGTTCCCGGCGTAACGGGGAAGGAGAATAATCATGGCAACACAGACCGCTCCCCTCGTGGAGCAGATTCAACAGGCGCAGGCGGTGGCAGCACAGCCGCAGCCTGAACTGATGTCGTCCATCTTGGACCAGATCATTTCGGCATCCGACCGAGGCAGCGCCGAACACGGCGAAGCCCTTCAGATGAAGACCGACTTTGCCCAAGGCCTCATGTACGCCCGTGGCACGTCGGGCAGTGGCAAGAAGCTCGACGCCGCCGATATTGCTATGCGGATTCGGTTTGGACGGGAACTCGGGTTGAGTGCGTTCCAAGCTGCGCGGGGGATCTATTTTATCAACGGTATCCCGGCGATGATGGGCACCGTCCTGGAGCTGTTGATGCGGCGGCACGGGTATACCTGGACGTTCATCCAGCGGGACACGAAGGGCTGCATCCTTGAACTGAACAAGAACGGCGAGAAGGTCATGGATGGCGCGAAGCCTGCCCGCGCGTCGTTCACCGAAGAGGACGCCAAGCGCACCGGCTACGACAAGAAAGAGACGTACAAGCAAGACCCCGAATCCATGTACTACTGGCGCGCCCTCGGTCGTCTCCAGAAGTTCTATGTGCCTGAGGCGACCGAGTACGTTTCGGTTCTGGCCCCCGGTGAACTTCCGATTGATGAGGTCGTCGCGGCTACGGAGTCCCGCATGGGCGAGGCTACTGCGGCGGCGTTGCGCGAGAAGCTGGCGGCGGTGGCACAGGCTCCGGTGGCTGAAGAGGTGACGGCGTGAAGTACGAAGACGGCCAGTATTACGACGGAAAGATCATCGGCATCCGCCACAAGAAACTCGGCGAGCGCGAGACGCAGGCCCTGGAGTTTGCACTGGAGATGAGCGACGGCAAGCAAGACAGCATAATGAAGTTCCTCAGCCCGAATGCCCTGCCGTACACCAAGGAACGGCTGGTCGACCTCGGATGTCAGCCGTCCGACCTCACCGGGCCGGATTGGCTGCGGAAGATCAACGCCAAACTCGAAGGCGTCGAGGTTCGTTGTAAGGCCAAAGCGAATGATAAGGGCGTGCGGCTGGAAGACCTGTATCTGCCGAAGGCCGGTGGCGTGGTGATCGAGGGAGCGGCGAGTCCGTTCGATGCGGTGGCTGATGACAACATTCCGCCCCACGCTTGGTGACGACGACCTCCCCACCAGCGACCGCCACGATTTCGCCAGTCCCCAGTGGCTCTGGCAACCAGACACACAACCCCCGTCCGAATGGGACGGGGCGGAGGAAGGAGGAGAGGAAGATGGAAATTGGTTCGAGAATCACCTTACAAGACACGTTCATGAGCGCCGCGATTAAGGTTGCCGAGGGCAACCCCGGCGCGATCACGGCCATCCTTGAATTGTGCAAACTGAGTCCCGAGGTTGACCCGGAATCGTGGTCTGGGAACTTTGCGCCGTTGTTTTCGCTGGACACGCACCGGATCTATGGCAGCGATGTTTGGCGACTTTACAAGGACGCGCACGACTGTAGTGCACTAAAGACCCTCACCACGCTGCGGTGTATTCAGATGGGCATCGTCACCGAGCGGGAGGTGTTTGCCGCGATGTCGCGGGAGCGCAAACTGGACCATGACGATCTCTTGAAACGGCTGCAAGAGAAGCTGCCTTCCTTCGCTGCCGCTACGGAGGCCGCATGATCCCCGCCCTAGCCCTCCTCGCGTGCGCCGCCCTGATGCTCCCCTTCCTCCGCCACCGCACCACCGGGCGCGACGGGCTCTACCACGTGATCCTGTGGCTCAGCGTGGCGGTTGGTGCCGTCTCCCGCGCGTTGTTCGCCTTGGCGGAAGGTGAGGCCCGGTTCCGCGCCGGGTTCGATGCTGCGGCTGCGGCGGCGCGGGGTGAG